ACACCTGAGGTGTTAGAAATTGGCTGTACTTGACCAAGTGCAGTCTCAGGAACGTTCATGAGTTCATGCATGGAACGCTTCAACATATCAAGATATTGCATTGCTCCGTTTAATCCAGCACTGCCACCTTCTAGGTTAAATACCTGCGAGTCTTTCGGCAGACCCCCCCAGACCTTCTTGGCACCCTTCTCAAGGTTCGAAGCCTTAGCACCAACAATAACGGTAACTGGAGCAGCGTGGTAATTGATGATGTCAGCAATGTCAGTAGAGATTTCATTGAAAGACCTGTTTAGGGCAATAATGTCATGAGCATCAGAAAGGCCCCAAGGAGAACCAGAGATAGGGATATTTGGTATGTGTATAACAGGGATAAGGCCCAACGGATTAGGTCTCGAATCAATGAGTTCATCGTTTATGTACTCCTCAATAACATCGTCGGTAAGAATCTCGGTGTAAGTAAATACCTGACGAGTTCCCTCTAGAGACGTACCCCAGAAACGGTACTTCTGCTTAAATCTTAGAAGACGAGTTCTATCGTGAGGGTGGAACTCTGGGAAACAAAAAGCGGAGTTAAGAGGAAGGACACGTACACGACCTGGGTGTACTCTTCCAATAGAATCTTCCCAAGGCTCTTCGTACGCAATCTTGACGAAACAGTCTCCTGTAATACCGCCAATCTGTGCCATTTCAAGGAGGATTTTCTCCTTGTTGTTATCGACTGACCAAACTCTTTCAAGACGGTTTGGAACAATGGCTTCAGTAGCTTCTGGAGAGCGGAAGTGAAGTCCGTGACCAAAAGTAAAACGAGCTAGATAGTCAATGAATGCACGGTAGTAGTTGACCGAAATCTGCATCTCGCCCTGCTCACGGCGGTATCCCCAGTGGTGGCCAAGATACATAGCCCAGTTAAGGGAGTATCTATTTAGGCGAGGACCGTGTACTTCAAACTCTTCATCTGCCAGCTCTACAAGCCCCAGAGGGGAGATAGAAATAGTTAGGTCAGAAGACGCAGCTCTATAGCTAGGCGGTGAAAAGTCAAAATAAGTACCAGCCATTTAAAATCCTTATTAATCCCTCTTATTGTGGTGGTATTTCAAGAATCGCTCTCTGCGACTCATACCGTGCATCTTATGCGCTCTTTCGGCAAAACTGCGTGCTAAACGCTTTTTTTGATTTTCTTCTGCTTCATCAACAAACTTACCACCCAGCTCTAAATAACGCTTGTGAACCCAGTGAGAAGCTCCAGGAGATGGATAGATGCGATACTTCTGCTTAGCCTGAGTTACCACCATAGCGTAAAGCTTTTGGTTGGTAGGTGTTTCTGCCATAAGACTCTCCTAGAGTACTCGGACCCACCCCCGCTGCCGTAGCTCCACGGGGGCAGGACGAGAGCTTACTAGTCGTTTACGACAGTTGGGTTGACTCGCTGAGCACGACCTGCAGACATCTTGGTCTCAATCTGCTGCTCAGAGTTACGCCCAAATGAACCGTGTGCAAACTCACCGAGGAAGGTTGGTGCTTCAATCCATGAAGCGGAACCTACGTGAGCACGCTCAGACAGAGTCTCAGCAGCTGGCTTCTGCCAAACTGGAGCGTTACGGTTTGGACGACCTGCAGCGGCTGCAGAACCCTGCTGCATACCCTTCTGGAAGTCAGTAGGAACGTCAGTGTCAGTAGCTACGCCCTCTTGGAAGCGAAGCGGTCCACGACGGTCGTCGTTGTCAGTCATCTTGCGCTCGAATACGTTTGGTGAGCGCTCTGGGAACTGTGGATTAGGGGCAATACCCATGAGAAATTCTCCTTAATAGTTGGAATAGTCGACTTTTCCACTTATAAGTTTGGCTGTTACAAGCTGATTTGTAACACTAAACTCGTAATTATCCAAAGAATGGATTAGAGACAGCCTCTACCTCTGGCATTACGAGGTCTGCTGTCAAACTACACGCTATCGAAAGACTGTCTACGAAGTCATCGTGAGCGTAGTTTTCCTTGGGAGCTGCGACTGTAAAGTTTGGTCCTTTGTAGTGGACCTCGGCATCTGTCAGCTGTTGATAGAACCGCTTCCAAACACGCAACCGCTTCGTTTTAGCGTGAGCTGGATAAGCAAGTGACCCACGTTGAATAAGCGCTTGTAAGTGCTTGAATCTTTTTGACTGCTCACTAGGACTTGAAGTTAAAGGAATAACTTCAGACCTAGGCAGAAGAATCTTTAGTCGTTGAGCGACTGCGTCTCCGACACCATTCGAGTCAACTCCGACGGCAAGAACATCGTAGTTATTGAGGAAATTAACGATTTGAAAATACTGTTCTTCCCAGTCGTCTCCCTGTAGTTCCATCCAGTTGAGAACTCGATGGTCATAATAGCCAAATTCATCTGGACGGTCCCAGTCGACCCAGACCACAGTGACAACAGTGGAGTCCATCTTTCTAGCAGGGTCGATTCCGACCACAACAGGGGTTTGATGCCAGACTTTGACGAGCTCTTGAGACTTGTCACCAAGCTCGTCCAGTACGGTAGTCGTAACAAACATGCCTCGTTCAAGAAGCCACTTGCAGTTGTACGACATTTGGAACTCATCTGAGTCCTCTCCGATGCGGAGCATCTCTTTCTTTATAAACTTCGAGTAAGCGTCGTTAACCTTCGCTACGTCCCGCCAATCCCACTGAAAGTGGTTCTGTCGTCTCCCTCGTTGTGTAGAAAGTCGTTTGTTAAGTTGAATAGACCTATAAAAGTTATTTTTACTTGTTGTAGGCGTTCCAGTCTTAACCATGGTTCCTGCGTAGTACGCCAACATAGGAGCGATGGACTTAGAAACCACAAAGTCGTCTGCTTCTTGACACTCATCAATGACAATCACATGAAATGACTTAGATTCAATTTTAGCTCTGGGGTTTGCTGTCATCATGGTAAGCGTTGACCCAAGTTTCTTTAGACGAATCATGCGAGTTACACCACCCACTTTTTGAGCAGCGTCATCAATCTCTGGGTCACCTAAAACTTCTTGTGCCCGCTCTGATGTAAGGCGGGTAACAGTACGGCTGAACAATGTTTCTGCCTGTGACTCTGTAGGAGCAAACATTCCTACCCATAACCCGTCTTTGTACTTGCCAAGTAGGTCTGGGTAAATCTTGGCTAGCAATGGAAGAAGAACCATCAACGTGGCTAGTGTGTCAGAAACCGTTTCGGTCTTTCCTGACTGACGAGATGCTAGGGCTGTGATTTCTTCACCGCCACCAACCATTACTGCTTCAATAATTCTTTTAGCTAGTGGTTTTTGATAAGAGTGAAGGTCGTGTCCTACAAGGACAACCATAAACTTGAGGATTTTAGCGATTATTTTATCTACAAAGTCTTGACTTAACTCATCTAGCTCTTCTTCATCATCCCAGAGTTCGTCTGAATCATCTGTATCGTCTGACTGATAAAACTCGGGATTTATCTCCTCGAACTTTTCATAACCAATAAACTCTTCGTTGTCAGCCATTTCTCTTCTTTAATTCAGTGGTAATTGCAAGCAACGCTTCGGCCCCCATGTGGGCTTCTTCTAATAGGTCAGGGTCGTTTGCTCGTGACCAGTGAGTGAGGTTTTTACCAATTACAAACAGCGCATTTTCAGACCACGTAACCAACTCAGGAGTTGAAATCTTCGCTACTCTCTGCATCAGCTTGGTAGGCAGCTGGGGTCCATCCTTCGAGAAAATCTTCATCTGATAGTATTCGTCCTTCTATTGCTCGGGTTAGTGCCTGTTCTTCATCTTCTACTTTACCTGTCCATTTGCCTATAACGAGTGCTTTATGGAAGGGCATTCTAAAAATAAGGGGTTCTGATGTTCTAAAGGGGTGCTCAATTTCTTGTGTCCAACCTCGGACTGCGAGCTTTTTGCCCCACTGAACTGGAAAGTCGATGTATTGAATAAAGTGTTTTGGTCCGATGTTGTGCAGTTTGGGCATTGTTATCCAGTTCGACGTTGTGATGGGTTTATACCCAATCTCTTTCTTGACTTCTCCAAGGCTAATCGGTCCTGAGCTTTGTACAGGTTTCTGCGTTGCTTTGGACGGGCATTTTGTGCGGTGTAGCCTGTTGCCTTCTCACGATAGTAAATCTGAGCAGTCCGTGCAACCGTATACAGGAACTGCTGGGCAACAGGGCTGAGAGCGCTGAGGTTTGCTGGACCATGACGGTATTTCAGTAAGTCACCGTCAAATCCTTGCTTTCTGTTTGCCCTGTTAAGCATTGGGCCTTTTGAAAGAGACGTGTGAAACTTAATCCACACAGTTGGTGGCACATCGTAATAGTTGTAAAACGTACCATCTCTAAACACAACTGTAACAGTTCTAGACTCGGGGTCGTATCCTGCAGCTACTGTGCGGGGTCGACGGTAGTTAGTTGTTGATGTAGGAATGTCAGACAGTGGTACTCCAGGAAGTGCGTCCGTAACTGCAGCCCCCGTATAGTCATCGCTGATACTTCTTTGAATGTAATACTGGTCATCTTTAGGGTCATATGCAGGGTTGATGTTGCCGTTCTCATCAGTGAAAACTGTTACATCGTAACCAAGTTGGCGAGCTTTAGCTGCAGCAGCATTTAGCGCACGAATAGAGCCTGCATTAGCTCCAGAAATAGCCTGTTGCGCAGCGTATGCCCCTGTTTGGGGGTTTGGAAATCTTGGAGAGGGTGCGTTTAGAGTTGCCGCAAAAGATTCAAAATCAGCCGTAACGTCATCAACTAGACCACGAGCATTAGCAATAATTTCAGGATTTTGATAGCGACCTATTTCTCGCATGGTGCGGTTAGAAGCACCAAATGCCCTACCTACTGGGTCTGCAGCAGTAAGACCGACCCCCTGAATAGGGGACACCTTTCCAGGGGGTCGAGTCCTAGCCACCAGTTAGTCCTTAGGAAGCGTAGTAAGGAGTAATGGTGATTGTGCTTGCAGAGGTGATGTTGTCTGCACCAGCAGCGACAGACTGGGTAACAATCTTGCCAGCCTTAGCAGTAACCTTAGCGGTACCGCTATCAGCTGCAGAAGCTACGTCGGCGTTTGTTAGCGCAAATACCAGCGTTGAACCAGTGGTTCCTGCAGTCAAGGTGTGGGTACCGTTGAAGGTGGTGTCAGTTAGACCAGCAATAACTACTGAGTCACCAACAGCAAAGCCGTGGGCTGCTGCGGTGGTAAGGGTAGCAACGTTGCTAGTTAGAGCTACGTTGTTAACTGCTGGAGTGTACGCCGAAGCAGTGGTGATGTTAGCGTTCAAAAGACCTGCGTCAATCAGAACCTCACGAGCATCTGCGATTAGCAATCCAACAACATTAGGAACAACCAGCTTTCCAACACCCTCACCAGTTGAGTTAGGGGTGAAAAGTGGGTAACCGTTCCATCCAGCCAAAAGTCTGGCGTGGAAGCCAAGAGCTGGGTCTAGTACCGTTCCGCCGTTCTCAATACGAACGTCGTTCGGCTGTGGAGGCATGTTGCCCCACACGTGGTCAATGACAACGTTTCCTGCGTCGTCAATGAGGCGGCCATTTTCATTAGTTGCCATTAGTATTCTTCCTCACATTCATGAATGTACAATTCGTCCTCGTATAGGACATTCCCGCAATCTCTACACCGAAACATACGTAAGTCGTCAAATGCTTCGTGTAGTGAGTCCGAATGTTCGTCGTGGTGCACCACCCTAGTCTGCGCAAGAACCTCGGGTGGGAAAGGTCCTACGGGTCTTCCTGCGTGTTTTGGGACTTCGTGACCCTGAACAGCAAACTTTCTAATGAGGCCCATTACTCCTCCGTTGGAGTATCTTCCTCTACAACTTCTTCTTCTTCTTCAACAACCTCTTCAACGACCTCTTCTACAACAGGCTCTGACTTCTTTTTAGAGGCCTTAGGAGGCACATAAAGCTCTAGGAGGCCATTTCTCTTTTCTTCCGAAAGAAACTTGGGGACGTGGCGTGAGCAGTAGTGCGTCATAACGTCTTCGTTTAGACGGTAGGTGTAGTGGGCGGGATTCGCACAGTTAAAACATGTCAACATTATTTGGCCTTCTTAACAGGTGTTTTAGCAGCGGGGCGCTTTGGTTGCACGGCTTTTACTCCCTCAACAGGAGGAGTGCTCTTTGTACCCTTTACTGCAGCTTTATTTTGAGCAGCAGGTTTTCTAGCAGCACGTGGCGTGCGGTAAGATGCGGCTGTCTGCATTCCGCCCTCAGGAGTCATGGAAGTAGAGCTTTGTGTGGCTAGCGACTGCATTCCTGCGTGGTGCTCTTGAATCATCTTGAGGCGCTTGCCCTGCTCTTCAGTAGTAACTGACTCCATCTGACGGTGCAGATTAACGGTGTCGTTAAAAGCTTGGTTTCTTTTACCACCTTTTCCCATTCTGGAAAACAGGCTACCAATAGCAGCAAATGGTTTTGCTACTGATTCAGGACCACCAAAACTGTAGGGGCTGTTAGATTCGCTCATTTGTCTAGTCTATCCTCAATACGTTTGATTCGTTTGTACAAGTCATCAAACTTTTTATCGCCTGCTTCTAGGCGTTTTTCAATTCTGGCGACTCCATCTTTAATAGATGTCCCACCATTGTGAGATAATTCTCCGTCTATTCTATTTAGACGCTCCATTACTCCAGGAACTTTGTCTCTTCCTGGCTCTGCATCAGTGCCGTTCCAGTCTTCCAGAAACGCTGCAGTACGCTCCATTAGCGTTTTTATCGTTTTTAATACAGGGCGAATGAATTTATCCACTGCGAACCAAGCTCCTAGCAGAGTAATTATGGCGGTGGCCGCCGTTAGTAAGGGGTCCATTAATATTCCTTTACGTAGCCCTGCTAGTGCCTTTTCGAATTATTTTGGACTTGTTTGACCCTCCAGTGACGGATTCACCCTGCTGTCCACGCCCAGGCGTATCCCATGAATAAATGCTTTGGCGTTCTATGGCCTTTGGATATCTGGCAAACTGCTGTACCCCCAACACAGGGTTGTACACCTGTTTGTTGGGGGTCAGCGGCTTGCGGTTAAGCATTAGCGGTTGTCATCCTCAAGTTCGGCTAGGTCAGACTCTGGGTCTCCCTCATCGCCGTCATCTAGGTCGTCGTCCTTGTCTTCTGGGATGTCATCCCAGTCAAAGTCTCCGTCTTCAACAACTTCAAGGGCGCTTTCTAGCGCCTCATTACCCTCAGCGGTTTGAGCCACTGCGGTGCGGAATGCGTTCTGCACGTCCTTCGCAGTAAGACCGCCAGTCCAAGTCATAGAGACTCCGAGCGTGGTCAATACAATGGCAAAAGCCGCACCGACACCGATAATCGAACCGAGCAGCCAGTCACCATTTGTAGCAATTGCACCAACACCTGTTCCTGCAAAGAATGTTGCGAAGAGCAGGCCGATGGCACGAACGATGATGTCTTTAATCATATTTATTTAACCAACCTAATCATTTGGCCAACGTTAATGTTGTTGGCATCTTTTAGTCCATTTAGCTGTACTAGGGAATCGACAGTAGTGTCGTTGTCTCTAGCAATCTTCCACAAAGTGTCACCTGACTGTACTTTGTAGAAAACTTTACGTGGAGGGGCAACAGGTGCAGGCTTTGGGGCTTCCTTTACAGGAGGAGGGGTCGCAACAGTTACCCTCGGCGCAACACTTGTTGGCTTAGTCGCTGGCTTAGGTGCAACACCCTGATTAGCTTTGATGAGCTTCTTTAGGTCAGCTTTATCAGCCGTGACTCCAAAGACACCCTTCAAACGAAGGGAAGCCGTTGCGTGCAAATGAACACCCGAACTAGCTACCCCAGTGTTTCCCATGATTGCAATGGTGTCTCCAGCGTTGACTTTGTCTCCAACTTTTAGCTTTACAG